TAGACAGGCGGGTGATGTTTGGTGGTGAGAACGTGACACTTGAAAAAATATTAAAAGATAATCAAGAATATTTTAACAAGTTACCATCAAGTTTATTATCAGTAGGTAGTGATGCCAAGACTGTGAAGAGTGAAAAGATAGAGATCAAGACAGGCATTATGTATCTGGCTCAAGCGGACATGCTGACAAAGAAAACGCTGTGTGCTTTTGCAGAATTAGCAGGGTGTAAGAATGATTGCTTGATTCATGCGGGTAGATTAGGCATGAAACACGCGACAAGGGCTATTATAAGAAGGACATTGCTCTATCTTTATCAACGAGAAATGTTTGATAGTATGTTAAAGAATGAGATTATGAAGCTGTCTTTTGAACATGGGGAAAAACTAGCCATACGATTAAATGGTACGAGTGATATAGATTTTGAATATATTATAAAAGAATTTAAGAACGTGCAGTTCTATGATTATACCAAGATACTGCCGAGAGTAAGCAATAACAAGTTGAAGAATTATGACTTGACATATAGCTTCTCACCATACAGTAAGAAGTCTTTACAGCATGGAAGGGAAGCGGTCAAGAAGAAATTCAAGATTGCGGTTGCCTTTAATACCAAGAATAGTAAGGGCGATACGCTCAAGATTCCAGATAAATTATTTGGAAGAAAGATTGTAAGCTTTGATGACACTGACGCTCGCTTCCTTGATAAAGAAAGTAGTGTTGGGTACTTGACAAGGAAGGGAAGTAGTGTTAAGGTAAGACAAGCTGAGAACAAAATAAAAGATAGCTTCTTTATAACTGAGGCTAACTTAAAAGAGTTACAGGTTTAAGTACAGTACCTATTATAAAACTGTACGTGTAAACAAAAGAGGGTTACATTATGTTAAGATTATTTAGAGACAGCCAAAGCTATGACAAGAAGTTCTACCACATTAATTTATTTGGGTGGAAGTTTAGAGTTGCGACAAACACTAGAGGCTTTAACAAGTTTGGTACGTATCGAACAGGTCGAGGTCGAGTGCTTAACTTGGGTAGACAGTACATGTGCTTTATACCTAAGTCGTAACATAGAAGTCTGACCAACAATGTAATGTAGAGTTGTTGGTGTGACTATAAAAGCGCATCTACTGCAGGAGACAGACTGGATAAACCACGAGATAGTCAAGCAGAGCTGTCAGAGGAGTTGGTAGTCATCTTCATGACTAAAAAACTACCACATTTTTTAACAATAAAGAGGAAAGTAAAATGGCTACACAGATAAGAAAGTTTGAACAAGAAGCAATCGTTGATACTATTGCTGATAAGATAGAGACAGAGTTAAAGAGTAAGAGACAAGAGATGATTAAAGATGATAGAGACTACGAGTCTATGTTATCAGATTCAAATCAGATGAAAGCTTTGAGTAAAGATATTGATGATCTAACAGAGAAAAGAAACTTACTGTATGGTAGTATCTATGAACGTGTCCAAGAATGGAACGCTAGTAACAGTTCTTATGCACTAGATATAAACAGGTATCAAGGAGTCTTAAGTTTAAATCCAAAGCTTAACTCTTATCATTTAAAAGAAAAGATAGGTAACAAGGTTGCGATAGCACTCTTGCCTAAAGATGCAATAGAGAACATGGATACTATTATATCCAACATAACTAAGGAGTTTGTATGAAGTTTAGAGATGCGATAGCGATAGTAGCACCAAATAAACTGGCATGGTATGATGCTCAAGATAAAGATACTAAGTTTCAAGATGAAGCTAATGATTTATTAGAAGAAATGCCTAGAGCAGGATCACCTGAAGACAGAGGTAGTGCTGATCGTTACTATTATAGAAGGTACAGTCCTCATTACTATGAGTATCCTTTTGGCAAAGGTGAGTCACCTCGTATTGAAGAAGATCGCATGACACCTGAACAGATTGCCTTGTATAAAAAAGGTTGGGATAACGAAGACGAACGTAAAGAATTTGACTATGAAGAATTTATAATAGAGGATGAGGAAGAGGAGTATGAATGAAGAAGAGCTATACTTAAACACCTTGATAGCAGAGGCTGAGTTACAAATGACAATAGGGTATACTGCATTTGGAATGTGTCTTATGCTTGTTGTTTCTTTATGGATATACTGGAGAGTAAGATGAATATATTTTATTTTTATGATAGCCCTATACAATCGGCAGAAGCACAGCCAGATAAGATGCTAGTGAAAATGCCCTTAGAAACTGCACAGATGCTCTGTACTGCACACAGAGAGTTAGATGGAGATGAATATGCAGATAGTGTAGGACTTTACAAACGAGCATACTGGAATCATCCGTGTACGATATGGGCTAGAGAATGTAATGAAAATTACTCATGGTTATATGCTCATTTTTTAGCACTAGGAATGGAGTACACTTACAGATATGGTAAGGAACATGCAAGTATTATTAAGTTGGCTAAACCTTTAATGCAATTCCCTAAAAATATAAAAAGTGGTCAGATGACAACAGTTGCACAAGCTATGCCAGATGAATACAAGAATGATAACCCCATCAAAGCGTACAGAGATTATTGTATTAACGAAAAGCATTACGCTAAGTGGGAGAAAGGTAGAGACAAACCTAAGTGGTGGGTGAAGGTGAAGGAAGAGCTTGATGAAGCGCAAGCAATAGATGATTATTATATGTCAATAGCGGAGGTGTTATAATGGTAACAAGAGTATACAACAGTAAATGGAGAAGTAAACACGACAAAAAATTCCACACCTTTAGATGTAAATGTAAATGCTGTGAACGCAGACTAGAGGATGAAAGGTATCTACCTATAATAGAAGTAAAAGGAAGAGATTCTTTCAATATAGAGGTAGGTATAAACGGAGATAGGTATGAAGATTGGATAAGTTTAGATACCCACGAGGGAACTATTATACTTCAGGGAGTACATGTACTTGAACTATGGGAAACATTATTAAGATATTCTTCTAGAAAAATGAGAAACTGTTTCCAACACTTACTTACTTTAACAAGTCATGTAAAAGGAGAGAAACTTTTTGAACCTTTTAAACGTTCTCACTATAATATAGAAGGGGAAAAAAGTAATAGAAAACATTACAAAAAATGGAACAAGATTTGGGAAGCAAAAAGAACTATGCATTTATCTATTGAGGAACAAGAAAAATTTGAGGAAGAAACATGAGCTATGATAAACATGGTAGAGGAATGGTAGCTGTTAATCTCGTACATAACTATCTAATAAAGAAAGGTTATCAAGTCTTTAACGAAGACCAAAGTCAAGGTATAATTGATATGGTTGCTATTAACGAAGAAGGTGATATACTATTGATAGATGTTAAAGCATTGGCAAGAAGAACTGATGGAACTAAGATCAACAGAATATTAAGATTAAATCAAAAGAAACTTGAACAAGTCTTAGGTATTAAGATACAGTTAATATATGCTGATGTTGATACAGGCGAGATAGAGTTTAATAGGAGATAGAACATGAAGAAACCTAAAGGCAAGACAGTCATGGTTAGATACCCAGAAGATGATACCACTTGGCACAAAGCTAAAGTTGGTACGCTACTGAGCATACAGTTTACTGCTGACTATGAGGTAGATGGTAAAGAAACACATGGGTTTTTCTTTTATAAAGATTATAAATTAACTTGGAGATAGAGATGAAAGTAGGACAAGAGATAGATGGTAGAACACTAGACAGTATAACTATGGACAGCAGCACAAGAGATATGGTTTTTTGGTTTGATACAGATAAGATAGTAGTCAGACACAACGAGTCCATTGATAAAGTTTTAAATCATAAATGGGAGACACAAGATGCAGGATAGATACGAAACACTCTTGCAAATTGAACAGGTATTAAGTAAGCTAGAACGAACTGTACCTGCAGGGTTACGTAAAGAGATAGGTATTTCAAAAGCGTTAGACAACGTAGGTAAGTTAATAGATGGTGAAACTGAAAAGAAACATGAAGAGTTAGAGAAAGAATACGCAATGATGCAACAAGCAATAGAGGAAATGAAATGAACGAAGACATATTGAATCAAATAGTAGATGATTATTATTCCGATTGTCCTTGTGTAGATACTAACCAAGAGAGTATCGAAACTTACGGCAACGATGATAGTACAGAATCAAACAAAGATAAAAATAGATTTGACTTCTGGTCAGAACTGTGATATAATCTTATAACTATTATAGATATGAACACTAATTATTATTAATTATTTTATTATTTTTATAATACTTTATAAAGTTATTGACATTGAGGGTGTGTTAGTGTATAATATACAATTCAAATCACGAACAAGATATGTAGCCCTCATGTATCACCTTCCTTTTTATCTTGTTTGTTCGCTGATTAAGCGAGTAAGTTTCTGGTCTTACGATAATATAAAACCAGATCTAATTTTTATAGCAACGAAAGAGGTAAAATAAAAATGATGTACGCAACAGGAAAAGCAATGTGGGCTAACGTGTCTGTACCTAACACACGTTTTGAACCACATAAATACATGGTCACTATCTTGACTGACGAAGACACAGCAGCTGACTTAGAAGCAGCAGGTCTTAAACAGTCTACCGATAGAGCAGGCAACGCTAAGTATGATGAGCCTGCGTTCATGTTCAGTAAGACTGCGATACGTAAGAAAGATGGTGTCGCCAACAAAGCTCCAAAGCTAATTGATGCTGATGGTAATCCTTTAGATTGTTTGATTGGTAATGGTTCTAACATTACTGTAAAGGTTAGACCATACAGTACAGCTTATGGTACGTTTGGAGAGTTAGTCGCTGTTAAGGTTAACGAGCTTGTTGACTATGAAGATGGCGGTGACTTGGATAACGAGGAGTTTTAAGATGGATGAACAGAAACCTTTTATTACTATTGATGATGTGCAGATTTCGGTAGAGGATTTACCTCAAGAAGCACAAGGTATCTTTGGTAGGATACAAAGATTGAATCAGAAAAAAGCAACTCTTGCGTTAGACATGGAGGAGATAGACGCAAGCCTTAACTTTTTTTCAGGTAGGATAATTAGTATTGTTAATGAAGATGCTAAACCAACAGGAGAAGCTGATGAAGAATTGGTAGAAGGAGAAGACGCAGTAAAATCTAACAATTAAACTTAACAAGAGAGGCAGTACCATTCAAGAGAACATAAGAGATAAGATGGTAACTTATCCGCCTCTTAATTTTAAAAGGAGCAAAGCATGAGGGCAGAGTTTGACGAAAAAGAATGGGAGTTGGTACACCAACCTTGTCCTTTGTGTGACAGCAGTGATGCTGTTGGTATCAATAAAGACAGATCAGCAAAATGTTTTAGCTGTGATGAGTTCATGCCTAACTATGATGATGCAAGCAAAGGAAAAGATATGGAAGTAAATAAAATTAAACCACTTGTTCAGCAACAACAACAAGTAAATGATATAGCAGGTACTTATTCTGCGTTGACAGATAGAAAGATAAAGTTAGAGACTGCAAAAAAATATGGTGTGAAAGCACAACACGATTTACAAGGCAGAGTAACTAAGCATTTCTATCCTTACTACAACGGACATGAGCTATCAGCAACCAAGTGTCGTAACGTAAATGATAAAGGTTTCTTTCTACAAGGAACGTATAGTGACACAGGTTTATTCGGACAGCAGTTATTTAAAAGCGGTAAGTATATAACGATTACCGAAGGCGAATGTGACGCAATGGCAGCTTACGAATTACTAGGCAGTAAGTGGGCTGTAGTTTCTATTAAGCGCGGTGCGGCAGGTGCAGTACGAGATATAAAAGAAAGCCTTGAGTTCTTTGATGACTTTGAAAACATTATCATTGCATTTGATAATGACAAAGCAGGTAAAGAAGCAAGCACTAAAGTAGCTAGATTGTTTAAGCCTAGCAAGGCTCGTATTATGACGTTGCCTACAGGGTGTAAAGATCCTAACGATATGCTACGGCAGAACAAACACAAGCAGTTTACTGAAGCTTGGTGGTCTGCTAAAACGTACACTCCATCTGGAGTTATCAATGTCTCTGAACAACGTGAGAAGTTTCACAACAGAGAAAAGAAAGAGAGCGTACCTTACCCATACGAAGGTCTTAACAAGAAGCTGTATGGCATGAGACAAGGTGAGCTTGTTACTCTTACAGGTGGTACAGGTCTTGGTAAGTCTAGTGTTACGAGAGAGATAGAACATTGGCTAATTAACCAGACTAAAGATAACGTAGGTATCATTGCACTTGAAGAAGACTGGCGCAGAACTATTGATGGTATCTTATCTATCGAAGCTAACGCTAGGTTATATATAGATCAGGTACGAGAAAGATATTCTAAAGAAGAATTAGATAAGCTCTTTGATATTCTATATGATGGACAGAATAAGAATAGAGTATGGGTGCATGCTCATTTTGGAGCTAACGAGCTAGACGAAATTTTTTCTAAGATAAGGTTTATGATCATAGGTTGTGGCTGTAAATGGGTAGTAGTAGATCACTTGCACATGCTTGTCAGCGCATCTACTGAAGGAGATGAAAGACGTACCATTGATTCTATTATGACTAAGCTTAGATCTATAGTAGAAGAAACAGGTGCAGGTCTTATTCTTGTATCACACTTGCGCAGAATTGATGGTAACAAAGGACATGAGAACGGTATCGAAGTAAACCTATCTCACCTTAGAGGTAGTCAAAGTATTGCACAGCTTAGTGATTGTGTATTGGCTCTTGAACGTAACCAACAGTCAGACGATCATCAAGAGTCACAGACAACTAAGGTTCGTGTATTAAAGTCTAGGTACACAGGTGATGTTGGTATGGCTTGTCATTTATTATATGATAACGAAACAGGTAGACTTAAAGAAGTATCTAACGAAGACTTAGAAGTAGAAAACAACGAAGGATTTTAATATGGATTTAGTATTTGATATAGAAACAGACGATCTTAAAGCAACAAAGATACATTGTATAGTGTGTCAAGATCCTAACTCAGGAGAGATTTTTAAGTTTAAACCTAATCAGATTGATGAGGGTGTTAAATTTTTAAGTACTGCTGATAGATTAATAGGACACAATATTGTTGGCTTTGATATTCCTGTAGTTAAAAAATTAACAGGTACTGATCTGTCTCATATCGAAGCATTAGATACCTTAGTGTTGTCACGACTTCTCAATCCTATCCGAGCAGGTGGTCATAGTCTTGAAGCTTGGGGATACAAGTTAGAATATCCTAAGATTTCTTTTGAAGAGTACAAAAATTATTCTGCAGAAATGTTGAAGTATTGTGTCAGAGATGTGCAATTAAATACTCTAGTATTCAAGAGCTTACGTTTAGAATCTAAACAGTTTTCTAAGGAAAGTGTATTACTAGAACATGGTGTTGCAAAGATAATGAAGGAGCAAGAAGAGAACGGTTTTAAGTTTGATAGTTACTCTGCTGAGATATTGCTCGCTAATCTGAGAGAAAGAAAACAAAAGATAGAAGATGAAGTACACAATACATTTAAACCTAAATGGGTAGATGATAAAGTAGTTACACCTTATGTTAAGAAGGATGGTCAGTTATCCAAACGTGGATTGTCTGATGAAGAGTACGATAACTGTTTGTGGTTTGGTAACACAGATCCTTTCATGCGTAGAAAGTTAGTTGACTTTAATCTTGGCAGTCGTAAACAGATTGGAGAATACTTGATTGACTTTGGTTGGAAGCCAGAAAGATTTACACCTACTGGTCAGCCTATTGTAGATGAAAAAACTTTATCAGAAGTTACACACATACACGAAGCTAGTCTCATTGCAGAGTTTCTTTTGTTACAGAAACGTATAGCACAGGTTGATTCATGGGTGAAAGCAGTTGAAGAAGATGGTAGAATACATGGCTTTGTTATACCTAACGGTGCTATCACAGGTCGCATGACACATCGTAGTCCAAACACAGCGCAGATTCCTAGCTTACGTCAGCCTTATGGCAAGGAGTGTCGTGCATGTTGGACAGTAGACGAAGGTAATGTCTTACTAGGTATTGATGCGTCAGGTTTAGAACTAAGAATGTTATCTCACTATATGAAAGACGAGGAGTTTACAAATGAAATACTTAACGGAGACATACATACCGCTAATCAAAAGCTTGCAGGACTTAAATCAAGAGATCAGGCAAAGACATTCATCTATGCGCTTATGTACGGAGCAGGAGATGAGAAGCTTGGAAGCGTGGTTGGTGGAAATAAATCAACTGGTAGAAAGTCTAGACAACTGTTCTTTGATAATAAACCATCATTTAAAACTCTTAGAGATAGAGTTACGAGAGCAGCAGCAAGAGGCTTCGTCAAAGGATTAGATGGTAGAAAATTATTTATACGTAACGCACACTCAGCTTTAAATACTTTATTACAAGGAGCAGGTGCGATAGTTATGAAGCAAGCACTTGTTATATTTGACAAGCATTTACGTGAAGCAAACCTAAAGTATAAGTTTGTTGCTAACATCCATGACGAGTGGCAAATGGAAGTACCTAAACAAACAGCAGAACTAATAGGTGCGATGGGTGTTAGATCTATTATAGAAGCAGGACAAGTTTTTAATATGAACTGTCCTTTAGATGGTGAATATCAATATGGAGGGAACTGGAGTGAAACACACTAACTCAACACTAAATTTTAAAAAAGATTTAAAACGTGGTAGAATTATAGAAGAAAAAATACTTGCTACATGTAGAAAAAAATATCCTTGTTCTGTTTTAATAGAAGGTAAGTTTAAAGATTATGATTTATTCGTTCCTGAAACAAATAAAAAGTTAGAAATAAAAGGAGATTATAGAAGTTGTGAAACAGGTAATATCCTTATAGAGCTTATGATGTTTGGTAAACCTTCAGCGTTGCTAACAACTAAAGCAGACTATTGGGTTATCTTTACAGGAAAAGAAATATTATGGACTACACCAATAAAAATAGTTGAATGTATAACTATTAATAACATATCTTCACGAACCTTAACTGGTCAAGGAGATACTTCATCTAAGGTAGCTTGTTTAATACCTATAGAAAAGTTTAAAAAATATTGTTTTAAAATAGAGGAGCTGTTAAGTGAAACACACTAATAAAGATTGTAAGTTTTGTGGTGTTGAACTAGTATTAGGAACTAATTTTACCGATTACGCATATAAAACAAGTAATTATAATTGTAAAAAGTGTCATTTAAAATTACACAAAGAGTGGAGCAGCAAAACAAACTTAAAAAGAATGTATGTTAATGGTAAATATGTTTCTCAAAAACATCCATTATATAAAGCAGGAAGATATAAGACTTTTGAAGGTGCAGCTTTCTCATCTTTATCTGGCTATGAAAAATCTAGTGAAGGTTATGTATATGTTATAACTAATCCTTGTTGGAAAGGTTGGATTAAAGTTGGTATGGCTATTGATGCAGAGGATAGATGTAAACAGTATCAAACCTCTAGTCCTTTTAGAGATTATAAATTAAGGTTTAAGAAATACTTTGACGATAGACGAAGTGCTGAACAACAAGCACATAAGAAAATAAAAAATATTTGTAAAGATAACAATGGAGAATGGTTTAAAGTTTCTATATCAGAAGCTAAAGAAATCATACAGTCAATATGAAAAAACTAGATACGTTAGTAGAAGATATATACGACAAGCTATCTGTACTATCAGATGGTGAGTCACTAAACATAGACGATAAAACTATTGATGCTTTCGGTGAGTCAATGAAAGAAGTTCTTTCTCATTGGGCTAACCCTAGACCAAGAGATAGTGGTACGTTACGTATGTCTAACATTGGTAAACCTATGCGTCAGCTATGGTATGATATGCGTTCAGAAAGTAAGACAACTGAAAGAATTAAACCCTCTGTCTTTATTAAATTTCTATACGGACATCTACTTGAAGAGGTACTTCTGTTGTTAGTTAAGATAGCAGGACATAAAGTTACCGATGAACAAAAAGAAGTTTCTGTATCTGGTATTAAAGGACACATGGACTGCGTTATTGATGGTGAAGTAGTGGATATTAAGACAGCCTCTAGTTTCGCGTTTAAGAAGTTTTATAATAAAACCCTAGCCGAAGATGATATATTCGGTTATCTCCCTCAGTTGGCAGGCTACGAGGCTGCTATGGGTACAAACAAGGGTGGTTTCTTAGCCATGAACAAAGAGTCAGGTGAAATAGCATTATATAGACCTGATTCTTTCGATAAACCTGACATAAAAAACAAAATAAAAACAGTTAAAAAACTTATAAAGGTAGACACACCACCTGATTTATGTTATAATCCTGTACCAGATGGAGCAGCAGGTAACATGAAGATAGGTAAAGGATGTACTTGGTGTAGACATAAGTTTGAATGTCATGCAGATGCTAACGAAGGCAAAGGATTACGAGTGTTCAAATATGCAGATAGATATTCTTATTTAACTAGAGTAGTAAAAGAACCTAGAGTATTGGAAGTTACTAAATGAACGGAAGAAAAGCAAAAGCACTAAGAAAACGTAGTAAAGAACTATTAGTAGAATGGTTACGTTCTGTTGTTCCTGAAGGAGAAGATCTTACTAAGATACATACAGGAAACATACACGAGTTTATGCCTGCTGAAACACACATCTATGCTAATCGTAAGTTTTTATTAAGTGCTTATTCTTTACGTTGGTTTTATAAAAAATTAAAACGTAACCCTGATGCAACTTTATACGAGTTACTAAACGAACAGAATGTAAAATCTAGTACTGGTCATTGGGTTATCTAATGGCTAAAAGAAAACCTAGAAAAGTTAGACCAAGAGAAAAGAACGTACCAACAGGATACGATAGTAAGTGGGAGTACGAGTTGCACAAAGGTATATTAAATAACTGGAGTCATCACACTAACAAAGTACCTTATGTAATAGAACATACTTACGAACCTGACTTTGAAAAAGATAAAATTATTATAGAAGCAAAGGGTAGGTTTTGGGATCACGCAGAATATAGTAAGTACATCTGGATCAGAAAGTCTTTACCTGATACAATGGAACTTATATTTTTATTTCAAAAACCATACGCTCCGATGCCTGCTGCCAAGAAAAGAAAAGACGGAACAAAACGAACACATGCTGAATGGGCTGAAGCAAATAATTTTAAATGGTATACTGAAGATACCTTACCGAAGGAGTGGAAGTAATGATTGATTATAAATTCAACGAACACAATACAATAGAACAAATAAAAAGATACATAGATAAAACATACGAACAACACTATGCTTCTGGCAAACAGCAAGCAACAGAGATGGTTATAGATGCAGGACACGGAGATGGTTTCTGCATGGGTAACATTATAAAATATGCTATAAGGTATGGTAAGAAACCTGACTCTGTTACTGGAGAATATAAAAATCAAGGTGACTTGTTAAAGATTATACACTACGCTATTATAGCTATACACTTATGGACAGAGGATAAAACACATGATTAGCAGATTACTTTACATGATACCTTTTATAGGTATGTCAGTTGGCTGTTACTTTTTATTTAGTAACAACAGTGCAGTAGCAGGGGTGTTAGCTTTGCTAGGAATATTACAAGCGAGTATTTGTTTAGGGTTTTTATTTTTACAAATGCTACGAGCAGGAATTGATGGAACACTAGAAGTAGAAGTACAACTATGGGATGCACTTATGCCTGTTGTTTTTCTTTTGATAAGCTTTACTTCTTTTTTATATTTAACACTAAACATTTTACAAGAGATATAACATGACACAAACAAACAACGCAGAGTTACCCACAAACTATCAACAATTTATACATCTTAGTAGATATGCAAGATGGAACGAAGAACATCAACGTAGAGAAACATGGAGTGAAACTGTTTCTAGATATTTTGATTTCTTTGAAAATCTTTTAACTCAGAAACATAACTTAGACATTGTTACGTGGAACGGAACTAGAAAATATTTAGAAGAAGCTGTGCTTAACTTAGATGTTATGCCAAGTATGCGAGCATTGATGTCAGCAGGTAAAGCATTAGAGCAAGATAACGTTGCAGGTTTTAACTGTAGCTATGTAGCTGTCGATAACGTCAGAGCCTTTGATGAAACGCTATACATACTCATGTGTGGCACAGGTGTTGGCTTTAGTGTAGAGCGTCAGTATGTTAATCAACTTCCTGATCTACCTGAAGAACTATTTAATACAGATACAGTTATTAAGGTAGCTGATTCTAAGATTGGGTGGGCAAAATCCTACAAAGAACTACTCTCGTTACTATACGCAGGGCAGATTCCCACATGGGATGTGTCTAACATCAGACCTTATGGTGCTAGGCTTAAAACATTTGGTGGTCGTGCTAGTGGTCCTGCTCCACTTGAAGAGTTATTTAATTTTACTATCAACATATTCCGTGATGCTATTGCAAAAGGACAGCGTAAGCTTGTGTCCATAGACTGCCATGATTTGATGTGTAAGGTCGCAGAAGTCGTAGTCGTAGGGGGAGTAAGGCGAAGTGCTTTAATCTCTCTCAGCAACCTCTCAGACAATCGTATGCGCAATGCCAAGTCAGGTGCTTGGTGGGAAGACAATCAGCAGAGAGCGTTATCTAATAACTCAGTAGCATACACAGATGCTGCAGAAACTGGTGCGTTTATGCGTGAGTGGTTGTCTTTGTATGAGTCTAAAAGTGGTGAACGTGGTATGTTTAATCGTCAAGCTGCAGAAAAACAGGCAGCTAAGAACGGTAGACGAGAAGATTATGAACACTTTGGTTGTAATCCTTGTAGTGAGATTATTCTACGTAACAAACAGTTCTGTAATCTTACTGAGGTTGTGGTTAGACCTGAAGATACAACAGCTACTCTTAAAGATAAAGTAGAACTTGCTACCATACTTGGTACGTTTCAAGCTACCTTAACAAACTTTAGATACTTGACAAGTAAATGGAAACAAAATACAGAAGAAGAATCGTTACTTGGAGTATCACTTACAGGTATCATGGACAATAACGATATGGTAACTGGAAATAATATAGATTTAGAATATCTTAAAAACTATTCAGTGTCTGTTAATAAGTTATGGGCTAAGAAGCTAGGTATTCCCCACTCCGCAGCAATAACCTGTGTGAAACCTAGTGGAACAGTTAGTCAACTGGTCGATAGTGCTTCAGGTATTCACACTAGACATAGCCCATACTACCTACGTACTGTCAGAGCAGATAAGAAAGATCCGTTAGCTAAACTAATGGTAGACGCAGGTGTATATCACGAAGATGATCTTACTAAGCCAGAGCATACCTATGTGTTTTACTTTCCCATGAAGAGTCCTAAAGGCTCTCTCACAAGGAAGGACTTCACAGCTATACAACACTTAGACCTTTGGAAAAAGTATCAGGATAACTGGTGTGAGCATAAACCATCTGTTACTATCTCAGTTAAAGAGAACGAATGGTTAGATGTAGGTGCTTGGGTATATAAAAACTTTGATGATGTATCAGGTATCTCGTTTTTACCATACTCAGATCACTCATACAAGCAAGCTCCTTATCAAGAGATAACTTATAACGAGTATCGTAAGTGGTTAAAGAAAACGACAGACGTAGTAGATTGGTCTAAGATAACAGAGTACGAAACAGAAGATAACACTGAGAACACTAAAGAGCTTGCGTGTAGCGCAGGTACTTGTGAGATTATTTAATATGGAAAAGAAAACTGAAGCAAACTTAATAAGTTTTAAAGTACTTCTTAATCGTGACAATCAGCTAATAACAGAGATGTCTGTATTACCTGAAAAACATATTGATAAGTTATTTCATGTTGACGAAGCTTGGATCGTGCGTAATGTTATAAACAAAAGTAAAGACAAACTACATAACATGCACGATTATCTTCAATCAGAATTGCAAGCTTTGCAAGAAATGTAAAGGTTAACTTCCTTGTTTAATATTAATTACAGAGGAGCTGCCTCCGTTAGTAGTAACTCTGTTTACTTTACCTTCTTGTTCAATAGTTATACTGTATGAACCATCTTTAGATACATTCATCTCTAGTGTATCTTCTATAGATCTTAAGAACTTTAAGTTTGTGTCAGTAACAAAGGTACTAATCTGGGTGTCACCATCATAGCCTACTGCAGTACCTTTTACTCCATCTGCAGACAGAGCTTTGTTTGCTTTGCCTAGCTCGTCAACTTCTTGTATGACATCAAGTAGATCTTCAAGGAAGTTACCTGCTAGGTAGTCTATGTCTAGCTCTGTATATTCTAAATCATCTTCAGCTAAATCATCCTGTTCTAG